CCAACAAGAGGTAGAATCTTATTTAACCTCTACCCATTCCAGGAAGGAGTATTGCATTTATTCAGAGATGAGAAAATGCTAATAACTCTAAAATCAAGACAGTTAGGAATCTCAACATTAGCCTCAGCATACGCTTTATGGTTAATGATCTTCCACAAAGATAAAAACGTTCTAGCATTAGCAATTACTCAAGCAACAGCTAGAAACCTTGTAACCAAAACAATTTTCATGTATGAGAATTTACCAAAATGGTTACAACTTCCTTTCTTAGAAAAAAATAAGTTATCAATGAGACTTAAAAACGGTTCTAAAATCACAGCTAAATCATCCAATGCAGATGCTGCTCGTTCAGAAGCGGTATCATTACTACTAATAGATGAGGCAGCCTTTATTGATAACATTGAAGAAACGTTTACTGCAGCACAACAAACACTTGCAACAGGGGGCCAATGTATGGCTCTTTCTACTCCAAATGGTGTAGGAAACTGGTTCCACCAAACATGGGAAAAAGCTGAAGCAGGAGAGAATGGATTCGTACCTGTTAAATTAAAATGGGATGTTCATCCAGAAAGACAACAAGACTGGAGAGATGAACAATCAAGACAATTAGGAGAGAAGATGGCAGCACAGGAATGTGATTGCGACTTTCTATCATCAGGGGACTCAGTAATTGAGGTTGAGAATATGTCATTCTACGAAGAGACATATGTAAAAGAACCAATGGAAAAGAGAGGTGTAGATGGAAATCTTTGGATATGGGAATCACCTGACTATCAAAAGTCTTATATGGTTGTTGCCGATGTCGCTAGAGGGGACTCTACTGACTACTCTGGCTTCCATGTCTTTGATATCGAAAGCTGTACACAAGTGGCAGAATATAAAGGTAAGATATCACCTAAAGAATACGGAAACGTATTGGTAGGAATAGCAACAGAGTACTGTGATGCACTTCTAGTAATAGAGAATGCCAATATTGGATGGTCAACCATTGAACAAGTACTATCCAGAGAGTATAAAAACCTATACTATTCATCAAGATCAGATAATGAGACAGTTGAATCGTATATGGCTAAGTACGAAAGAGATAAATTAGTACCTGGATTCACAATGTCTCTTAAAACAAGACCTCTGGTAATAGCTAAAATGACTGAATACATACGGGAAAGATCGGTTATAGTGCAATCTAAGAGGTTATTAGCCGAAATGAGAGTATTCATATGGAGAAATGGTAAAGCACAGGCACAATCGGGGTATAACGACGATTTAATTATGGCTTTTGCAACAGCTTTATATGTTAGAGATACAGCTATTCGTATGAGACAACAAGGAATGGATCTTTCAAGAGCTACAATGAATGCTTTTGTTGGATTGAATCAAAGAGATCCTGGCGTATATAACGTTGCTCCTATGCAGAATAATCCTTATCTTATGGAAACGCCATATGGTCAAGAGGACTTAACCTGGCTAATAAGATAAGTTACTATTTATAAATAAAACATTTTAAAATGGCAGAAAGAAATTTATTTAACTCTCTCCAGAGATTATTCTCGACTGATATATTAGTTAGAAACGTAGGAGGGGATGAGTTGAAGATTGCTGATATTAATCACATACAATCAACAGGGAAATATCAAACCAATTCACTATTGGATAGATTCTCTCGTCTATATATTTACAATAATAAAAATATATTTAACCCAAACCTTAATTACCAGACATTAAGGATACAACTTTACTCAGACTATGAAGCAATGGATTCAGATCCACTTATTGCTTCCACTCTAGATATACTAGCAGATGAGTCTACACTAAAGAGTGCAATGGGAGAGGTTCTTTCTATTAAATCTACAGACGAAAACATACAAAGAGTCCTTTATAATTTATATTACGATGTATTGAACATCGAATTTAACCTATGGTCATGGGTTAGAAATATGTGTAAGTACGGGGACTTCTTTTTAAAATTAGAAATATCAGAAAAATTTGGTGTTTATAATGTTCTTCCTTATACAGTTTACCATATGGTAAGACATGAAGGGATGGATAAAGAAGATCCAACTAAAGTAACATTCTCAATCGATCCAGACGGATTAGCTTCTTCATCAGATCCAAACTATATTCCAAATAATAGTAAGTCAGTTATCGCTTTAGATAATTACGAAGTAGCCCATTTCAGATTACTATCAGATACAAACTACCTTCCTTATGGTAGAGCTTATATTGAACCAGCTAGAAAAATTTACAAGCAATTGACTTTAATGGAGGATGCAATGTTGATTCACAGAATCATGAGAGCTCCTGAGAAGAGAATGTTCTACATTAACGTAGGATCTATTCCACCAAACGAAGTTGAGCAGTTCATGCAAAAAACAATTAACAATATTAAGAAAACTCCATATGTAGATCCACAAACAGGTCAATATAACTTGAAATTCAACATGCAAAACATGATGGAGGATTTCTACTTACCGGTTAGAGGAGGAGATACATCTACAAGAATTGAGACTACTAAAGGATTGGAGTATGATGGTACAAACGATATCGAATACTTAAGAGATAAGATGTTTGCAGCACTAAAAGTGCCAAAAGCATATTTTGGATTTGAAAAAGACCTTACAGGTAAAGCAACTCTTGCAGCAGAAGATATTCGTTTTGCTAGAACAGTAGAAAGAATTCAAAGAATTGTAGAAAGTGAATTAACTAAAATTGGTTTAGTACATTTATACTCGCAAGGATTCGACAAAGAGTCTTTAGTAAACTTTGAAATTAAATTAACTACTCCTTCTATCATTTATGAACAAGAAAAAGTAGCTCTTTGGAAAGAGAAAGTTGACTTAGCAACTCAAATGCAAGCAACCAAACTATTCTCTTCAGACTATATCTACGATATGTTATTTGATATCTCAGAAGATAAGTATAACGAAATGAGAGAACTTATTAGAGAGGATGCTAAAAGAGAGTTTAGAATATCTCAAATTGAAAACGAAGGAAATGATCCAGTAGCTACAGGACAGTCTTTTGGAACACCTCACGATTTAGCTTCAATATACGGAAGAGAACAAGGAGAATTACCAGCAGGGTATGACGAAACTAAACCTGGAAGACCTAGAGAGAAAATGTCTATACTAGGCACAAATGCAGACCCTGTAGGAGGAAGAGATAGACTAGGAGTTCAAGGAATGAAAGGCGGCTTTCCAAGTGATAATGAAAATGTAAAAGAAAACATAAACAATACAATGTCAGTTTTTCTTAGAAACAAGAATATATTTATTCCTAAAAAGCAAAATATCTTTGAAGAAGAAGCAGAGAAAGAATCGGATCTCTTAAATGAAGAGAATATTAAAGATTTAGATAATTAAGCACTATTTATAACAAAGACATACCTAAGATGCGTATTAAACACAGTAAGTATAAAAACACAGGCTTAATATTTGAACTATTAGTAAAGCAAATAGCAGCGGATACCTTATCTAAAAGAGATTCCCCGGCATTGACAGTACTAAGAAAATTTTATACAGGAAACACAACACTAGTAAGAGAGTTTAAATTATACGATTTTGTACTAAAAAATAAAGGCATTGGCCCTAAAAAAGCAGAATCAATACTAAGCACCATTGTAGAGATTTCTAGAAAACTAGATGCAAAATCTCTTAGTAAGCAAAAATATGAGCTTATAAAAGAACTTAAGAGTCATTACGATTTAGAGGAGTTCTTTTCTATTAAGGTAGAAGCATATAAGCCTCTAGCAGCTTTATATTGTTTAATGGAAGCACAAAATGCAGCAGAACTTGTAGACCTAGATGTATTTGTTGACAATAAAACTACAATACTTGAGCACTTAACTCAAAGTAAAACAGCAGCCGGTCAAGTAAAAAATGCTTTAATTGAAGAGTATTCTAAATATGATAAAGATTTAAGACTTTTAACATATAAAATATTACTAGAGAAATTTAATCACCAATATAAAGATTTACTTCCAGAACAGAAAAACATCTTGAAGGAATTTATAGTATCAGTTAACTCTTCTACAAGACTAAGAAACGTAGTAAATGAAGAAATGACTAAATTACAAGTAGAGATTTCTAAATTAAAAAAGAATATTACTGATAAAGTAGTAAAAATTAAATTAGAAGAGATTCAAAAAGTAATTATTCCTATAAAAAATACACAAAAAGTAGATGATAATCATTTAGTTTCATTAATGCAGTACTATGAATTAGTAAATGAATTAAGAAATCTATGAAAAGATCAGAAGTACTAAAAGCAATACAGGAAGTATTGGCAGAAATGTCAACAACAGCAGGTATGGCAGTACCATCAACTCCATTTGCTTTTTCTAAAAAAGGACAAGGTAAAAATACAGCTACTAAAACAGCTGAAAAATTAGGTTATAAAACAGTTGAAAGACCTAAACGTCCTTCACACACAAAAATGTTTGATTACTTAGACGAAAATAAATAATATGAGAACTTTACAAGAAAAATATAACGGAATTCAAGAGGGAAAATTCTCTAAAGAACATTTCTTAGCTGAAGCTAGAATGCAACTTCCAAACTTAATAACTCGTTTCAATGGATACGATGATGCTGTTCAGATTTTAAAGAACAGAGGAATGATTCAGGAAGCTAGAGTAGAAGAAGCTAGACTTACTAAAAACAATCTAACAGATTACAGATTCAAACCAACTAACGAAATGGATAAGTATCCATACGAACAGATTCTTAGAGGAATCAGAGTTGAGTTAGAGGTAGCAGGGGTTCTTGGAACACCAACAGCAGAAGAATATTCAAAAGCATTAGTAAAAGTATCTAAAAACTTAGCAAAAGATTCTATATTCTATACAAACCAGTTAGCAGGAGTTAATCCAAAAGTGGATCTTCATGATAAAATGGTACCTGTAACAGCAAAAAACACTGTAGATGTTTTTAACGGTATGAAAAAAGCTGAATTAAAAGAAGGCTTTAAAAAACTAATTAAAAAAGTATTATCTGAAGAGGTAATGGATGTTGAAAGCTATAAAGAAGACGAAGTATACGAAATGTACGGAGAAGATGAAGCAGATGACATTCCACATCCAAGAGGATACGAAGACCAAGACGAAATCGACTACGATGACGAAAACTTCTCAGATCCTTTCATTGATGACCCAGATTTTCAATTTGAATCAACAGATACTGAAGCTGACAAAGATATGGTTCGTAAATTAATGACCATGTACGAAACAGAGCCTTCTAAATTTGAAAAATTACACAAGCAAGCACAAACTCAAGCATCTACTTCTAAAGATATTAAATTTAAACATTTATTATCTCTAATTGATAGAGCTAAAGCAGGAGCTTTACAGAGTTTATCTAATCAAGATAAAGCACAAGCTGATAGTGAAGGAATGGATGAAGATCTTTACAAAGGAAAAAAATCGTTATCTGAATTATTAAAATAAGTAAGATG